AATTTTGGAAGGAAAATTGGCATTTGATGTATCCATCAAAAGGAAAAGGAAGATTTATCTATCATCACCACTGGAGAGGGCTAAGCGAAGAAGAAACTAAACTTAGCGAGGATGAACTTTTGAAGACTAATCATAGCCTCCATGGAGATTTAAGGTTTGAAGCCGATAAAGGTCTTTGGGGATTCAGCGTCTTCCTCGGAACAACTGAAGCTAACAGAAAAGCGGGAGGAGACAGGCTAATAAACTTACCTCCCGATGATAACTTGATGGGTACATTCAAATTAGCACAGCCTAAAGCATGGCTCGACGTCGGCCTTAAAAAGCCGTATGTCGCTCCTCCAGGAAGTGTCGGAGCGACCAGTAAGAAATATGCCAAATTCTTTGCTATTGATCATGGATGGTACGAGATAGGCGTTTGGCGTGAACATATGTTTGAAATCTTTCTCCATGGTAACAAACTTAAAGGAAGATATATCATCGAGTATGTACCAGTAGGAGGCGGAAAGAGAGTTTGGCTTATAGACAAACCTAAAGATCAAACACCTTACGCCGATAAGCACGATCTTGAAGAAGTTGTAGAGGAGCTAAGAAAGAAAGGCCAAAAATGGTTAATATGGGCTAAACCTGGAAAGAAGCCCATCAAAATTGACGTTCAGAAAAATAAGGTTGTAAAACAATATTACTGTGATATAATCAAGTCGGATGAAGGAAAAGAGAAGCAAATAGTTTATGGTGTAGTGCTCGAACCCGACACCATCGACGCTCAAGGAGATATCGTTCCTGCGGAAGAGATAGAAAACGCCGCTCACGACTTCATGCTAATCTCTCAGACTATCGGAGTTCAGCACTCAGCACCTGCGGAAGCCAAAGTTGTAGAAAGTTATATTGCTCCAACAGACTTAGAAATAGGAGGACAGAAAGTGAAGAAAGGATCGTGGATTATAGCGGTGAAAATCTTCAACAAGGAGCTCTGGGAAAAAATCAAAAAAGGATATTATACGGGATTCAGCATCGGAGGATACGCTACAAGAGAGAAGGTAGGTGAAGATTGATGCCCTTCATTCTTAGAAACCTCAAACCATATGAAGTCAGTATCGTAGGAGTTCCAGCTAACAAACGAAAATTTTTAATCCTCAAAAGTGGAAAGGAGGTTTTGGGTATGGAAGAGATTCTGAAGACCATCTTTGAAACCCCTCTTGACAATGAGGAAGAGATAAGAGAGAAACTCCAAAAGGAAGAGCTGGACAAAAATGTAGTCGACGTAATCATAGCCGTTTTAAAACTTCTTGAAGCCTACAAAGACTCTTTACCACCCGATGTGTTAGCCAGGATAGCAACGTTAGCTGGGTATGCATACGGTTATCCTCCTCCAACTGAGAAAGCCGAGGAGAAAGAGGAAACTGAGGAAGTTTCTAAAAGTGAAGACAACGTAATTGATCTCGAATCACTTCCTGAAAATGTCAAGCCGATGGTCGAGAAACTCTGGAAAGAGCATGAAGAGGTCGTCAAAAAAGCTCAGGAACTTGAAAAAGCTCTCAAAGCCGAACAGGAGGAAAGAAAGAGACTGGAATTTATTAACAAAGCCAAACAATTCAAACACATTCCAATGAAACCTGAAGAACTTGGAGTTATGCTAAAATCTCTATCCGAAACTAATGAAGAAATGTACAACAAGTTTGTACAGCTATTAACGTCTTTGGACAATCAAATTGAACAGAGCGGACTTTTCAAAGAGATAGGCAAAAGCGGTGAAGCTCCAGCTACAGCGTGGGGTAAGATTGAAGCAATGGCGAATGAGCTGGTACAAAAAGGTGTAGTCAAAACAAAAGAACAGGGAGTCAAGAAAGTTCTGGAAGAGAATCCTGAACTGTACGATGAGTACAGAAAAGAGCTCAGGAGGTGATTTTGATGGCTTACGAGATTCCAGGACTGCTGGCGAGTTTCACAGCTGGGGAGGACTTATCCTCAGCTCAGTATCTTGCAGTAAAGATCAATAGCGATGGAAACATAGTTAAAGCCGGCGCAGGAGAGAGAGCGATAGGGATTCTTCAAGATAAGCCTGAAAATGGGAAAGCAGGGTCTGTCATGCTTTATGGAATATCTAAGGCGGTATATGGAGCATCGGTGACAGCAGGAGACGCTCTTGAAGTTGATTCAGACGGGAAATTGATTCCGTACTCTTCAGGAATTATAGTAGCTATTGCTCTCGAAAATGGGAGCGCTGACGAAATTCACAGTGTGAAATTGATATGAGGAGGTGTTGAAGATGCCTGAACCCGCAATCCAGGATGTTCATATTGATTCAGCTTTAACTAATATAGCCGTAGCTTACATGCAAGAAGCGAGTGGTTTCATAGCTGACAAAGTTTTCCCTGTAGTTCCTGTTCAAAAACAAAGCGACAGATACTTTGTGTACAATAAAGGAGACTGGTTCAGAATTGTAGCACAGGAGAGAGCACCAGCGACGGAGTCTGCCGGTGGGGGATGGAGAGTTGATAACACACCTACCTATTATTGTAGACTTTATGCGGTGCACAAAGATGTAGATGATATGACCAGAGCTAATGCTGATAGCGTAATCAATCTTGATAGAGACGCTACAGAATGGGTGACACAGCAAATACTGTTAAAACGGGAAACTGTGTGGGCAACTAACTATCTTTCTACAGGTGTTTGGGGAACAGACATCGAAGGAAGCTCTTCTCCGTCAGGAGATCAGGTATATGTTTGGAGCGACTACACAAATTCCGATCCTCTTACCGATGTAGAAAACGCTATGATAGACGTAGCTAAGACAACTGGATACAAACCAAACGTGTTAGTTGTAACTCCTGACGTTCTGTCTTACCTGAAAAATCATCCTAAGATTCTTGAGCGAGTCAAATACACTCAGAAGGGCGTAATAACAGAAGACATACTCGCAGGTCTCTTTGGTGTCGATAAGTTCTTGGTACCGTGGGCGGTCGTTAACACAGCTTCGGAAGGAGCAACTGACAGTATAAACTTCATAGCGACTAAGAAAGCATTACTTGCTTATGCCGCACCGTCTCCATCTCTCCAGAAGCCCTCCGCTGGGTACTTATTCGTCTGGACGGGACTTGGCGGAGGAGGAAGTGGAATAATTGTTAAAAGGTACAGAATGGAGCACTTGGCGGCTGACAGGATAGAAGCGGAAAGTGCTTTCGACGCTAAAGTAGTCGCATCTGATCTTGGAGTACTGTTCTACAACATAGTCTAAGGAGGTTAAATGATGCTGAGATATAAAGTTTTAAAGGAATTGCCTACGGCTGATAAAGTTTATCGGCCAGGAGAGTTAATACCTCCTGGCCTTGCTGAGTCTTGGAAGAATTTACCGACGCTACTGGAGTTAGGATGGCTCAAGCGTGTTCACATTAAAAAAGAATCTAAAAAGAAAGATAAGGGATGATGAGGTATGGCGTGGTCATATGATCCTAACCTGCCGACTAAAAAAGATGAGGTAAGATTGATAATAGGAGACACTGATATAGATGACCAGCTCCTTCAAGACGAGGAAATAGAATACTTCCTCGAGCAATCACAGGACAGTGTTACACAGGCGTCTATCAAAGCCGTCATGGCGATTATAGCGAAACTGTCAAGAAAAGTAGATAAGTCAGTTGGTGAAGCTAAACTTTCTTTGAGTCAACAGATCGAGCATTACCAAGAGTTGCTAGATAACCTGAAATCAAATATGATCGTTACACCCGAATTTGAAACACCACCCGATGCGTTCTTCACAAGGGATGAGCCTTACAATGAGTATAATGGTGGTGACAGTGAATGATGTTTGGATGGGACTTCAAAGAGTTCTTAGTTGATACAATCGAAGTGTATTCTTTCGAGAACTATAACGAATATGGTGAGCCTCAATATAGCGACACTGGACGAGTGTACTTAGCACATGTTAAGGAAGATACGTCGGTTAAGATCGATACACAGAGGATAGAAGATTACCCAAAGCTCACGATCTTTGTGGACGGATCAGCACAGATTAAGCTGAAGGATAAAATAGTTTACAACGATAAAGAATATACGGTGGTAGACGTTGTGCTCAGACGCTGGGACTTTATAAACGATCTGTACTATAAGGTGGTGTACGCTAAGTGAGAGTAGAAGTGAAAATTAAAGGTGTTAAGGAAGTCAAAAAGAAGTTGAAAGAATATCTCTTCAAAACGCTCAAAGCTTTAGGGAAAGCTTTGTATGAGGAATCTCAAGTTATCTTAGGCGAAAGCAAGAAACAATGTCCAGTTGACACGGGAGCATTGAGATCAACAGGTCATGTGGATGAGCCCAAATACACAAAGTCAAGTGTGGACGTTCAAATAGGATACGGAGGAGCCTCAGCACCTTATGCTATATACGTTCACGAAAGGCTTGATCTGAGACATAAGGTAGGAAAAGCTAAGTTCTTAGAAGATCCTGTAAAAGAAGCTTTGCCGAAACTCTCAAGCTCTATATCTGAGAGAATGAAAGGAGAATTTCGATGATTGAGAAAGTTTTAGCTGATTACCTCGAGTCTCAAGGGTTTGGAACAGTAGGAGTAAATATATTCGCTGAAAGGCTTCCTGAGAATCCTGACAGGGCGATAGCCGTGATAAGATATTCAGGAAGAGCACCTGTAATGATTCTGTCGGGAAATATCGTTATAGAACAGCCTTCAGTTCAGGTACTGGTAAGAACAGCATCGTTCACAGAGTCGGAAAGCTTGATCTATCAAATTCGGGACTTGATAACAGGTTTACACAACACAAACTTAAATAATCTTCATATTCTTGGGATCGTACCTTTAGGCTCTCCTGCGGTACTTGAAAGAGATACCAAGAACAGAGTTATTATGTTCTGTAACTTTGATACGGCGTACACTATTAGTTAAGGAGGTGTTTTAAATGGCTACGAAAGCTCTTGGCGCGACTGTGGAAATATCGACGGATGGAGGTTCAACATGGACGGAAATAGACAACGTCAAAGAAGTTTCGGGGATCTCGATGGGAACTTATTCAACGATCGATATAACGACGTTAGATAATGAGGATGACTTCAAAAAATACATAACAGGATTAGCGGATGGAGCGGAAATAGAGATAACAGGAATCTGGACAGGATCGACTGCTCAGCAATCTCTTGTTACAAATGTAGGGAAAGATGCTCAGTTTAAGCTAACTGTAGGAAGCTCACCTACACAGCTAACTTTCCAAGCTGATGTTCTTATAACAAACTTTGAGGTAACCGACATAACTGTGGAGGGAGTATTAGGGTTCTCCTGTACAATGAAGATTAACAGTAAGCCAACGTACACTGTCTCATAAAGGCTGGTGATTTAAATGGCATATAAAGCTCTGGGGACAAAGTTCTACCTATACGTATGGAATGACGGTACAGAGATGTATGATGAGTATGAAATCAAAGGAATTAAGGAAATATCGGGAGTTTCGCTAGGTACCTACTCTACGATTGATATAACAACATTAGATACAGACTCAGATTTTAAGTCGTACATAGTTGGTCTTGCTGATGGAGCTGAGATTGAGCTAACGGGACTGTGGAATCCTGACGGTACGAATCAGGATAAACTAAAAGAATCTGTAAATAATCCTGAAAAAGGATACTATCTACAGATAACATTTCCTGATGGGTCAGCTTTCACGTCTGATATTCTTCCACTTAACTTCGAGGTTACAGACACAACAGTTGAAGGTGTCTTGAGTTTCTCATGGACGGCTAAGATAGTTGGGAAACCATTGTTCAGCACACCATAAAAGGAGGTTAGAGAATGAAACCATATGAACTAAAGGTGAAATTTGATGACGGGAAAGAAAAGACTTACAAGCTTTGTCTTGGTAATAAAGCTTTGTACTTTTTAGAAGATGAGTTTGGTTTAACGATACGGGAACTTTTCACCAAGTTAAAAGAGGATTTGAGCATCAAAAAATTCACGCTGATCATTTTAGCTTCGCTCAAGAAGTATCATCCTGATATTACGCTCGAAGAAGTTCATGACATTATAGACGCCGTAGGGTACGAGAAAATATCCGAGGTGGTACGACACCTTTTCGAGAGCCAATTCCAGACTACTCCAGCATCAAAGAGCTCTACGAGGAAGCATTAGTCTGTGGGATACGTCCTTGGGAATTTGAAAACCTCACACCTTATGAGACGTACCTAATCATTTCAGGGAGAAAGGCGCTGGATCAACAGTTGGCTTTGCTCCTTTCGAGCTTTCACAACGTTTACAGGAAAGAGAGAACGAAAACTTATCACTGGGAAGACTTCTCACTCTTCGAGTCGAGGAAGAAGAAAAAACCTCAGTCAATTGAGTCTTTAAAAGAAAAATTAAAAGTCCTAACACTGAAAATGAAAGGTAAGATTGTTCACAAAGAAGGTGGAGAGAGTGGCGTATGAGATAGGTGAAATATATGTCAAGATATCAGGTAAAATAGACGAGTTCCAGAAGTCGATGGATCAAGTGAGGAAACAATTAGATGCAACTGAAAAGAGATTTGAAGGGCTTGAGAAGACGGCTAAAAAACTTGGAGATATAGGGAAAAAGTTAACACTGAAGCTCACAGTACCGCTAACGACATTAGCAACTTCTATCACTTTTTTGGCGGTAAAGACTGGTCAGTGGGCTGATAGAATCTTAGATTTAACACAGATAACAGGGCTATCTTCCAAAACTATTCAAGAATTCCAGCATGTCGCAAGAATAGCGGGAGTCAATATCGAGACAGTTACATATGCTCTCGAAAGCCTTATAAGACGTATCCCGATGCTGGAGACGGGATTTGCACGGTATGAGCGTCAGCTTGCTAAGATAGGGCTAACATATGAAGATTTGAGAAAGCTATCTCCCGAAGACTTATTCGCTGAGCTTCTAACAAGGCTCGCAGGGATGACTGACATTATGCAACGAAATGCTATAGCTTCTACTCTATTTGGAGATGCATGGAAGGGAATAGCTCCGATCTTAGGACTTGGAAGAGAAAGAATCGAGAAAATCAGGAAAGAAGCTCATGAACTTGGATTTGTCTTAGAAGAGACAGCATTGAAGAAAGCTCTTGATTTTCGAATCGCTTTTGATAAATTGAAAGCATCTATCGACTTCGCGGGAAAGCGAATCGCTATCGCTTTCATGCCTCTCATAGAACGGGTTATGAAGGTGATCGAAAGAGCAATAGCGCCTATCACTAAGTTAGGCGAAGCTTTTGGAGAATTGCCTAAACCTGTTCAGGATATCATATTTTCTTTGGGAGTATTCGCGGCGTCTATAGGCCCTGTGATTCTTGGGATAAAAGCTCTAATCAGTGCAATAGTAGGGTTAAAGACAGCGCTAGCCTTCTTATCGGGATCTTTAGGAATTATTAGCCTTGCTTTATCAGCTTTAGCGGCGTTAGGAACTTATGTAGCATTAAACTGGGAAAGGATGGAAAAAGTCTTTATCAAGTTTGGAACTACTCTAGTGAAGTATGTGACGATCCCGATTGTTAAAACAGTCAAACACATTGTAAACCTGTTCTCTTGGATCCCAGGAGTCGAAAAGGCGGTAGACTCTCTTTCTAGCACTCTTGAAGAGTTGAACACTGAAGTAAGAGAGTTAGAAGCCAAAGCTCTTGCAAAGTCTCAAGAAGCGATGGAGAGCACCGCGGGATCAACACAGAATCTAACACAATCTCTCGAGGAGCTTCAGAATCAGTTCTCTGAGCTCACTGATACGATGGCTGATAATATTCAATCTTTCGATGAGGTACATCAGCTACAGGAAGAGACAGGAGAGGTAACAGAGACAGGATTCATTATAGACACAAAAAGCCTCGCAGATGCGACGGCTAAACTTCAAGGATTCAACAAAGAACTTGAAGTTTCTGTAGAAAATATAGACATGACTAATATAGGTCTGGAAGATATCGAAAAATCTTTTATGGCTACAAGCAAGGCGGTTGACACAGCCGCAGGAAGCTTCAGTTTGGCGGATGGAGAAATATCTTATTTATCTGACAGTATTTATGAGGTTAGTCTTAATTTAGAAGGTTTAACCACAACATGGGATACGCTAACGGGGGAGCTTGATTTTCAACCTGTTTTTGATTTGTCTCTATCGTTTGATACATTTAGTCAGAGCCTGAATCAAACAAGCACCAGTTTAGTTACCCTTCAAGCTGATCTTGAGACAACAACCGAAGCCGTTGTAACTTCTCTTGATGTCACAGAAAGTCAGGTATCTACTACTTTTGATAGCGTCCAGTCGTCAATTGAAACTACTATGGAGGCAACACAGACAACTGTAGCTAACAGCCTTACAAATGTTCAAACATCTTTTGAAACGTCAATGGGCAGTGTAAATAACACAGTGACGACGTCTATGGCTCAAATGGAAGGTGCTATAGATTTAGGCATCAAAGGGATGACGACTACTTTCGAAAAAGGAATGGCAAATATAGAGTCGCAAGTTGATGAATCAGGGAAAGTGATTACAACTAATCTGGACACAACCATGGACACATCCACTGACATTGTTAGTCAGGGGTTAGAGTCTATAACTTACGAGTTTGATCTAGGACTAACAGGTCTGATGACTGAGTTTGACTCATCAATGAAAAGCATTGAATCAACAACAGGTGTGACTGCAGAGGATATAACTTCAACGTTCGAAAACATGTTTGAAGAAACCACCACAGTTACTGAATCCTCTTTTGAGGATATAACTTCAATAACTGAGGAAGGTACTGACACCATACTTGAAGAGTTTGAAGATCTTTCAGATGAGCTAGTAGGACACTCAGTTATCCCTGAATTAAGAGATCGAGTGAAAGACATCTTTGAAGAGACTTTCAGCGATACGCTCAATAGAACCGAGCAGTGGAAAGATAATACCTTAAATGTATTTGAAACATTCAGTAAGGGAGTTAAAGAATCCATCGAGAAAATAAAGCCTGTCCTTGAAGATTTTGGCGTCGACGTGGAGGATTTCACGCGAGATGTAGAAATAGCAACAAAAATAGCCTCAGAGGATATAGCGGAGACAATAGAAGAATTTATCAAAGGAAATATATCAGCTAAGGAAGCTCTTGAAAATATCACAGATTCTTTACTACGCATTTTAGACCGTGCTTTTGTATCCGCTCTGGCACCAATAATAAGGCAATCGCTAGCGCAGATAGGTACTTGGCTGGTTGGAATATTAGCTAAGATAGGTACAGCGATAGGAAGTTTCTTATCAGAGGCTTACGCGGCCTTGGTCAGTTTCTTCTGGTGGATGGGACCCGGAGCACCAGCAGCGGCGGCAGGCGTCATAGCTGGAGCAGTGGCGATGCTAGGCGTTATAGCAGATCAAGCTATCAGAGCTTTTAGAAATCTCGTAGGTCTCGAGGAAGGAGGTATCGTCACAGAACCTACTCTTGCAATCCTTGGAGAAGGCGGAAAGAAAGAAGCCGTCATCCCTCTTGAGCGAAACAATGTTATAGCCGACTCAGTAGGTGAGGCAGTATTCGAAGCTATGACACTAGCACTTCAAGCACAGAGAGCTATAGGCTCACCATCTCAGGAAGAAGAGATCACGATAGAAATCGACGGGAGGGAACTTGCTCGAGCTCTTATCCCTTACTTACAGTCAGAGATCAGGAGAACAGGAGCTAGTCTAGTAGAGGCTTAGAAGGTGATAGCATGGCTATGTTAGTTTTGAAAAACACTTCAAAGTCATCAACACTTACTTTACCAGCACCAAAAGAGATGAATCTAGGAAGGTTTGACCTGACTAAAAGCAAGAGAACCTCAGATGGCACTATGCAAATGCAATATATCGCTACAAAGAGACGGCTCGATGTTACATGGGAATATCTGACAGCCCCACAAGTTCAGTCTATTCTAGACTTTTTGGCGAGCAATAAACCTTTTTTCTATGTCGTATATGAAGACTACAATGGCTCTCAAGAGATGCTCGCGTACTGTGGAGATATAAAGTATTCCCCGACGTTCAAAAAAGGCTCGGTGAGATACTTTAAGTCTCTTTCACTTTCTTTCATAGAAGTCTAGGAGGCGATTAAATGGTTGCATTGGTACCTCAGCTATGGAGGGAATTACAAGGAAATGAGAGATACTACCTGAAAGCGATGATCGACTACTCAGGGGCTTTTGGGACGCAGACAGCAAATATAACTGTGTCAGAGCAGGCTAATGTGAGTTATCCATCTCAGGTTACTAACGGGAAAGAAACACCATACGGCAAATATGCAAGTTTAGATGGATCAACTGTATTAGATGGAACTTTCAATCCCGCTCCGCCTTCAAACTTGGCTTACAAGTACGAAATGGGATGGTGGGGGAGTCAGCTTTCAGATGAGGACGGCTACTTCACTTCTCCTTATCCAACACTAACAGTTGAATTCTCAGCTCGCGAAGTTCACGCTATCAAAGTTGTGGGAGACTTGCAAAGAAACGAGACACCACGAGATTTTGAAATACGGTTATATGATCAGTATGATAATCTTCTCCACACTGAAACCACCACAGACAATCACTATATACATTTTGAAAAAGAACTGGATTCTCCTGTTAGTGGAGTAACAAAGGCTGAGCTTGTGATAACCCGCTGGAGTCATCCTAATCGACAGGTAAAGATAGTTGAATTTCTGACGGTCTTGATCCAAGAGACATACACTGATGCTGATATTATCTCTTTAAAACTTTTAGAGGAATTAATAACCTCAGGGACTTCAGCTATGTTTGGTAGCATTGCATCGGGTGAAATGACGCTAACACTATTCAACCGAGATAGAAGATTCGACTTGGAAAACCCTGATTCTCCTCTTGCTCCTTTACTGAAACCAAATAGAAAGGTTATAATAGGAATGAGTTATGACCAAGATTTTGAAATGAAAACTTACTCGTATCCTGTTAAGACTTTTACACGAAACTCAAACGCTTACATCATTTAGGAGGTGATGTCAATGGGCTTGAAAGTCTACAAAGATTCCGCATGTACCCAGCCTATTCAAACCGAGGTAGGAAAGCTAGAAGGCGATGGAGCTACAACTGACTTTGTTTGTACAGGTTATCCATCAGAAGTCAGAAAATTCTCCACAGATGCGACTAATGGGACATTATTATCTGAGACTACAGACTATAGCATCACAGACAATGGAGATGGTACCTATACTGTGTCTCTCACAAGTGCTCCTGCGACAGGTGAAACTGTCGTGGCTTTCGATAGCGGGGAAAAAATATTCGCTGATTTGTACGCAATAGGGAATGTTTCAGAAGAAGCTAGCAGAACACTGGAACAGCAATTGTTTATCAAAGCCGAAGACGTCAACGCTCAAAGTGTTATGGTGTCCTTAGATGATTATGTGGCTGATACACAATTAGTTGAAGGAACAGACTATACACTAACAGACAATGGCGATACCACTTACACTGTTAATCTGGTCTCAGCTCCAGCATCGGGAGAAGGAGCAATAG